AGATATTCTTGACGCAAAATTTGCTGGTTTAGCTACTGGTAAAGGTTGGGACAATGCTATGGCTAAAGACGTAATGGAGAAAGTTAACACTCATTCAGGTGTTCAAGTTTCTTCTGCTGACTTTGAGCAAGTTGTTTCAACAAACATTGAAAGAGATATCCAGAACGAATTGGTATTAGCTCCTCTATTTAGAGAAATTCCAATGACTTCTGCTAACACAATAATACCAATCTTACCAGATTCAGGTTATGCTGAGTTTACTGCAGGTTCTGCTGTAGCTAACGACAACTTAGATATGAGATCTGCATCTTATGGTGATGATGCTGGTGTTACTATGTCGCAAAGAATTCTTTCAACTAAAAAACTTATCTCACAATCTTTCTTAGGTAATGAGACTGAAGAAGATGCAATTTTACCAATTCTTCCTTTAATTAGAGAATCAATGGTAAGATCACACGCTAGAGCAATCGAAAATGCTATCTTAGCTGGTGATGATGCTGACGGTGTATTTGGCACTGCTGGAGCATCTTTTGAAGGCTTACTAAACTTAGCAAGAGATGATTCAGACTACACACAGTCATCAACTGCATTTGCATCTGATACTTTAACAGCAGCTGAATTACTTTCTATGAGAAAGAACATGGGTAAATATGGTGTGAATCCTGCCGACGTAGTATACATTGTATCACAAAGATCATACTACGAGCTACTAGAAGATGCTGAATTCCAAGATGCACAACTAGTTGGCGATATGGCTACTAAACTATCTGGTGAAATCGGGCAAGTGTTCGGTTCAAGAGTTCTTCTTTGTGATGAATTCGCAACACCAGCAGTAGGTAAGTTCGCAGCTATTGCTGTACACCCAAGAAACTATGTTTTACCAAGACTTAGAGGCGTAACAGTCGAGTCAGATTACGAAGTAATCAATCAAAGAAGAGTCCTAGTGGCTTCTCAAAGAATTGGTTTCACAGACCTAATCGATAATGCAACTTCTAAGTGGGGTTACATGTATTCAGCTAGTTAATAGCTAATGAAGGTTTTTGGTGGGTTACCTATAACCCACCATTTTTAAGATTATGGCAGATTTAATAACAGTACAAGAATACAAAAATGCAGAGGGAATGACTGGAAACAAAGATGACCAGCGTCTTGCTGTTATTGTGCCTCAGGTCAGTGATTTAGTAAAAAATTACTGCGGAACAAGTTTTATAGATTATTACAGTACAGATAAGATAGAATATTTTAACATAGAAGACAATACAACAAATACTGTAATATTGAGCGAATGTCCAGTAACGACAATCGACGAAGTAGCAGAAAGAACCTCATACTCTGGTTCTTATACTGCACTAACAACAGCAGATTATGAATATTATTTTGATAGCACAGCAGATGCAATCATAAGAACAAATAAAGAGGGAACTCGTAGATCATTTCCAAAAGGAATGGGAGCAGTTAAGGTGACTTATAATGCTGGGTATAGCGCTACTCCAAATGATCTAAAATTAGCAATTTTTGACCTTGTTAATTATTACTTAAGAAATGAGCATAAAACTCAAAGAACTTTAGCTGGAGCAACAATGCAACAGCAAGGAAGTGCTACTTTGAGAGGAAGTACAGATTTTCCAGATCATATAAAAAGAGTACTTGATTTATATAGAGTAGTTATTTAATGTCCAAAGCATTTAGAGAAAAAGCTCTTGAAAGACTACGAAGTAATTCAAGAAGTGATCTTAAATCAAAAACTGGAGCAGGTTTTAAAATAGCTCAAGGAAGAATGACTATTTACGCGGAGGATTGGATAGATACTCTTCAAACGGCATATAAACCACAATTGACATTTGAGTTTGATGAATCTATGGCACCAGTAAGAGATGCTAAGTCATATAGAGCGCAGCTCATAAAAAGTATGGCAAAGTGGATTAAGCATGGCCCTTCTCGTAAGTGGAAAGGAACAATAGTAAAATCCACAAATGATATCTTAGTATTTGATTGGGAATGGATAGCAGAAGATCAATCAAATCCGGATAAAAAAGTTTCTGACCACACAAGAGAAGCTTTAAATCATTATTTAGATGCAATATTAGGAACAGACTATGCTGAAAGACGTAAGGAAGCAGAATCAAGAGGAATAGAATATGAGCATGGTTCAACTAGAGAAGCAAAAGCGAAGTCAGATCCTAAAAGGTTTAGAGGTTCTTCTATTGAAGCAAGAGTAAGAGAAGCTATGGATTTTGCAAATGCAACTAAAGGAATTGAAAATAAGCATGTAACTCAGATTATGCACGATTATTTAGAAGACTATTTCGGACTAGAAATGGAACTAAATAAAAATAGAAGTAAGAAAGGATTTTTAGATGGATTTGTAATACAAGGAAGAATGACTTTTGATTCCGAAAAAACTGCAAATAGAATGAATCCTGGTAATCTTGATACAGCAATAAAAAACCATTTTGAAAAGTTATTTGGTTCAAAAGATAAACCAAGTAAAACTTTTGAAAAAGTAATAGAAAACTATATAAAAAGAAATGGATTGAAAAAGGAAGTTGCAGATTTATTTTCAGACAGTGACAATCCTATAGATGCAATGCCTAAATATGGTGTCGATATTCTTCTTGATAGTTTTGAAAAAACTAAAAATTTTAAAAGAACAACAAAGAAGTTAACAAAACCAGATAAAAAAAGAGGAATAAGGTCAGAAACAAAAGATAGAAAGTTTAAAGCAAGTAGAGCAAAAACAAAAGGTAGAAGATCATTAGGGTCAAGAGCAATAAAAAATCGTCCACAAATGGATAATCCCTTAGCTTTAATAGAGATATTAAATGCAGCTTTACCAGATGAGATACTAGAAAGAATGAATTTTCCAGCTTTAGTAAATAGAACAGGAAGATTTAGAAATAGTGCAAAAGTTACTAATATAATAATAGGACCGAGAGGAGGAACAGAAGTAGAATACACTTATATGAAAGATCCTTATCAAACTTTCGAACCCGGAGGAAGACAAGGAAGTACCAATAGGGATCCACGAAAAATAATAGGACAAAGTGTTAGAAAACTTGCACAAGAGATAATGGGAAAAAAGTTTATTAAAGTAAGGAGAATATAATGGCAGAACGAGATCATACAACAAGAAGAAGTGCCATTGTAAAAGCCTTTGTTGAAAAAATTGAAGAAATAGATGGAACAGGAGCTTTTTTAACTTCAGTTCACGAAGTTTCACCAAGATTAAAATTCTGGGATGAAGTAGCGGAGTTTCCAGCAGTACATTTAAACGCTGGAGGAGAAACACGAGAATATCTTGGAGGAGGAGAAAAGTTTAGATTTCTTTCAATAACTATTAGATGCTATGTACATGATGAAGATTCTGTAGAAGCATTAGAAGAGTTACTTGAAGATGTCGAGACAGTACTCGAAGTTAATAACCCTTTAACTTATGTTGATAATTTAGGGAATAGTGTTAGCACTATACAAACAACGGTTAACAGCATAACAACAGATGAAGGAGTTTTAGAACCATATGGAATCGGTGAAATTGTTTGCACGGTTCAATATTAAAAAGAAAACAGCCACGGCAGACTAAAGTCTTCGCCAAAGCTCTTTTCATTAAATTAGGAGAAAATTAAAATGGCAGATACATTTTATTTTAGTCGAGATACCAAAGTTTATCTAACCCCTGCGGGTTCTACAACTACAGGTTGGGAAATCCCAGTGTTAGACGGCTTTAGTTTCTCTCAAGGTACAAATACAAGTGAAGTAACTCTTAATGAGATGGCTGATGGCTCTGCAAAGAGTAGAAGATCAAGACAAATGTTTACTGATTCTTTTGCACCAGCTGAATGGAGTTTTTCAACTTATATGAGACCTTTTGGAGCAGTGCCTGCGGGTTCTGACACAAGTTTATGGGAGCCAAGTGCTACTATAAATGGAAATCCACAGCATGCTGTAGAAGAAGCACTCTGGGCATATTTTGTAGGTGCTACAACCTTTACTTTAGGAACAGGTAGTACTGCTTCTGCATGGGCAGGTCCAAACTTAAATGGTACTGCTTCTGACCCAATTACAAATGGAGCAGATACACTTGATATTGATTTTACAGCATCAGAAGTAGCAGCTTTAGCTGAATTTGATCTTTACTTTGAAATGGGTGGAGCAGGTTCAGGAACAAAACTAACTTATAAAATTTCAAACTGTGTAGCTTCAACTGCATCAATTGATTTTGATATTGATGGAATTGCTACTATTAATTGGAGTGGATTTGGTAAGTTAATCGATGAGCATACAAGTGCTTCAGTAAGTATTACAAATTTAATTACAGAAGGATCAACTGAAACAGCAAACTTTATTAGAAATAGACTAACAACTTTAGCAATAGAAAATGCAGAGGGTGGTGTTTATAATGCAAGTTATGACGTTGTATTAACAGGTGGTAATATTACTTTTGAAAATAATATAACCTACTTAACTCCAGAAACTTTAGGAGTAGTTAATCAGCCTTTAGGTAATGTTACAGGAACAAGATCAGTAAGTGGAAACTTTACTTGCTACTTAAATAATGACACAGCTAAATCAGCAGAATTATTTGAAGATATCGCTGGTGACTTAACCACAATTACAAATAATTTTGATCTTAACTTTAAAATCGGAGGAGATAATACTCCAAGCGTAGAAGTAGATATGACAAAATGTCATTTAGAAGTACCAACACATACAATTGATGATATTATATCACTTGAGGTTAACTTCCATGCTCTACCAGCTTCAATTGATCCAGGCGACACAGCAGGAAGCTATGAGGCTTTAATAAAGTATAAGGGTAACGACTTATCATAATTAAATTAACGAGGAGGGGTAACTCCCTCCTCATTTATAGGAAAAAACAATGACGGAACAGAAAAAAGAAAACGTATCACTAGCGAGTTTATTAACTCCAAGCAAAACAGTTTCAATAGATTATCCTGGTATGGATGGATTTTCAGTTGATCTGTGTTATCTCGCAAGAGAAGAATTATTAAAACTTAGAAATAAATCAGTGACTCAAAAGTTTAACAGAAAAACAAGAGCTTTTGAAGATCAATTAGACGAAGATAAATTTTTGGTTGAATATGTAAAAGCAATTATAAAGGGATGGAAAGGCTTAAAATATTCTTACTTAGAAGAGCTTCTATTGGTGGATATCAGTAGCTTAGATCCTAATGATGAACTTGAATATACTCAAGCAAATGCTGAAACTCTGATGAAAAATGCATCAGATTTCGACTCCTGGGTTACAGAAGTAACGGGAGACTTGGAAAATTTTACCAAGACCAAGTAGAACAAATACTTGGTTTATTAGAACAGCAATATAAGGACGGTCAACTCTCAATGGACGCATATTTAAATATGTGCGAACAATTAGGAGAGGAACCCGATCCAGATAAGATGCCACCAACACTTGAGCAGTATCCTCATGAAGTTAGAGTGGCATTTTTTATACACGACCTTTTACCCGATAGATGGGAAGGAATGAGTGGATCGTATATGGGAAAAGATATGTCCTCTTTAGGAACTATTCTTGATATTTGGAATGTAGAATCTCCAAAAGAGGTTATATTGTTTCTTAAACATATAGAAGCACATAATACAGCAAAGATAAATAAAAAGCTACAAGCTAAAAGAAAAGCCCAAGAAAACAGATCAAAGGGAAAAGGTGGAATAAACTCTGCAAATATTAAAAGGTAAAAATGTCAAAAGTAATCAAAGGCGGTAAGATATTATTAGAGTTAGATGATGGGAATACCATTGAGCTTTATACTGCAAAAACTAAAAAAGCAAAAACAGCAACTGATAATTTATCGAGATCAGAGGCAACATTAAACCGTAATTTTAAGGGTGCATCTCAGCAATCCTCAAATACCACAAAAAACTTCTCGAAGATGGCGCAAGGCATCACGGGCGGTCTTGTGCCTGCATATGCTACCCTTGCTGCTAATATATTTGCTATTGGAGCAGCTTTTAGATTTTTACAAGATGCTGCAAACTACAGAATACTTATCGAAGGTCAAAAAGAGTACGCAACTGTTACAGGTGAATCTCTCAAGCTATTAACTTCAAGACTTCAAGCAGCAACAGGACAACAGCTGGCTTTTAATGATGCTGCTCAATCAGTAGCGATAGCAAGAGCTGCGGGCCTTTCTTCAGATCAAATTAGCAGATTAGGTGCTGTAGCAAAAAATGCTTCTATTGCTTTAGGAAGAGATTTAACAGATTCTTTAAATAGATTAGTAAGAGGTGCCACAAAAGCTGAGCCAGAACTACTCGACGAATTAGGTATTATCTTAAGATTAGAAACAGCTACAAAAAGATATGCTCAACAGTTGAATAAGACCAAAGAAGACTTAACTATCTTCGAAAAATCACAAGCAGTAGTAAATGAAGTTCTTCGTCAAGGTGAGGAAAAGTTTGGTGAGTTCTCTACAGAATTAAACGAATTTACAAGATTAGCAAAATCTTTCGATGATTTGGTAAATAAAATAAAAATAAGTCTTACAGGAATTGCAGAGTTTATAGCAAAAGGCCTAACTAAAAATGTTGTAGCAGCTGGAGGAGCTTTTGCATTACTTGGTTCAGGAATACTGAGAGCAATTACTCCAGAGGCTACTATACCAGATGTAGGTAAAGGTTTAGGAGAATCAAGAGCGGGAATTCAAGGCATGCTATCCAAAAAAGGAATGGAAAAATTTGGAAAACTTGAATCTACAAAAGATGTGGCTGATTTTGAAACAGCAATGAAAAGAAAAAAATCAAGTTTTTTAAACTATGCAAAATTTACAGAAAATAGAGCAAAGCAAATGTCAGCAACTTTAAAAGCTTATTATATACAAATGGAAATAGATGCTGGAAATTCTTTTACAAGAATGAAAGGTAGATGGCAATTAGAACTTCTATCAATGGAGATGGAGTATGGAAAATTCATGGGAAGAATAAAAATGGCAGGTCTAATGATGTCCCGTTTTATAACCGCACTTGGGTGGGCAGGATTAGCGATCTCTTTAGTTTCTGTACTTTCGGGTTTATTTGATAAATTTAAAGACAAAGCTGCTTCAGATTTTGAAAAACAAATGAAGGACGTTACTAAAGCTCTAAAAGAACAAAATGAAGTAGTAGAAGACCTTAATAAAAATTTAAAAAAACAAAAAACATTTATGGCAGGAATTGTACAGCAAGCCAAATTTATGGGTAATTTTAGTTTTGCAGGAGTCGAGGCTTTTGGACA